GTCAAAGAGTAAGTGAATTTTACAGATGAAAAAATATGAATTTAGATAATTTAGATAAGTTTTTAGAAAAAGTACCGATGCACTATGGGGAAGCAATTCAATTATATCCTTGGATAAAAGAAACTGACTGCGAAGACTACGAATGGTGTAATAGAACTTCTCTTGAAAACGCTATTTGGTTAATTGAACAGATGGAATTATTATTATTCAAATATCAATCTTTCCAAGCTAATATTTATAAAAAGTTAGAGCATGACAATTGTCATAATTGTGGTGATCCACTTTATCCTAATGCAGTATCGGGTTATTGCTATAAATGTATGTAATTTTAATTTTCTCTATCAATTGTCTAAAACGATGGTTTTAATATCATTTAGCCTTTGTAATCTTCCTCCAAATCCAAACCAATCCCTCCCAAATCAGTTTAGGAACCATCAACCTTGTATCTTTCATTCTAATCTTATTGATCCAATTACTAGAGCTATTCCTGTAATCTCATTTTTTGGCACATCAAAAGCTTCATACTCCTTATCTTCAGAAATCATTGTGAGATAACCTTCTGTTTTGCTTTTCTTCACTCTTTTCAAAAGAATCCCTTGCTCACGAGTTGCCACAACGTGAATTTCATTCCATTGAATAAATGAGTTCTCTCTCACAATCGTACAAGCAACCATATCACCAGGTTGATACCTTGGAAGCATTGAATTTCCTCTCACTGGACAAATAAAGTCAACTTTCTTGTTTTTGAAAAGTGGTATGTCATAGTAGTTGGTAATGTTCGACTGATCTATTGCAAAATCACCTGAACCAAAACCACCAATTGCCTCAATATCAACAGCAGGAATTAAGTTACGAACATTTGGAGTATTTGTCTCAATTGGAACCTTTTCAGTCGGTTTTTTTATCATTTCACCCTTTCCAGTAAGAAGCCATTCAGGGTTTAAATCTCGATATTTATCTAGTATTATTCTTAGATTTTCAACACTAAAACTACTTCCACTGTCTAAAAAACCATTACTGAAGCTAGTTTCTTTGTAAAATTTATTCTTGCTAATATCTTTAAAATCAAGATATTGAATAATTTTTTGTTTGTCAGTTGAGATTTTTATCGACATAAATTTGTTTTTATAGATTTTTATCTATTACATTTGTACCGTACAAAAGAACAAACGAGACAATGAGCGAAAATAGAACAAAAATCACCAACCGCAAAAAGTATAATGTTTTAGTAATTAACCGACTTAAGGAAAAGTACGGATTGAGTATGAGATACATACACATGTCTTTGAATGGAGATCGCAAAAGTGAAACAAGCGATTTAATAATTAAAGATTACAAGGAACTATGTACTGAAGTTGATAAGGCATTAAAAAGTAATCCAATAAAATAATTCCACAATTCTAAAACCAAAACAGACGCTAACCCTCCGAAAGTTGAAAACCTGGGAATTTAAAACTGACGTGAATTAACACAAGGAGGGTTTTTAAAAACAAAACATTAACTATGGCAGCTTACGAATATTACAATCAAGTGCTTTGTGTCAATGTAAATGAATTGATCGAAAAACAAATATTTTCATTTTCTCATTATAAACAACTTGTACATAGGAGTTTCCTAAATGTCATTAGACGCGGTGGGAATGGTCGCACAGCATTAGTTGAATTTTCGTCCATCAAACGTGAAGACATCAAAGGTAAAATCATTCAAATGTTTGGTGATCCAAAAGAGACAGCACAAAAAACAATCTTTGAATCTTACTTAAAACCTGATACTGATGCAGCTGCTTATTTCTCCAGCTTCAGAAAATCAAATGGTAAAGCGCTCACTTTCGAGAAACAAAAAGAATACGTTACTAATGCAATTATCTTAAATGCAATAGATACAGTACTTATCAATAACCTATCAAATAAACGCAGACTAACCGGGAATAAAACTCGCATTTGGGAAAACATAAGCAATGCGATTAATCAATTACCTTCTAAACAGTACACACATTCAATTCCCGGTAATTATAGAAGTGTTAAAAGAGTCTATGAGAAATTCAAGGCTGAGGGTTTCACTTCTTTGGTTCATGGTGGTTTGGAAAACGACAATCGTAGAAAAATCTCAGGTGATATTGCAGATTTCCTTCTAGCAAATTACTGTTTGCCTACCAAACCACTTGTTCCAACAGTTCTAGCAATGTATGACAGCGTAAGAATTGATAAAGGTTGGCCCACACTTTCAGAATCAGCAGTTCAATTGTATTTAGATCAACCTGAGATTAAAAGATTATGGGTTTTGGCTCGACATGGCAAAGATGAATATTCAAAATCATTCGGTCATAAAATCAAACGTGATAGAGCTGACTGGTTCCCGAATGCATATTGGGCTATAGATGGAACAAAACTAGACTGGGTTCATTACTTGGATGTTGTTACAGGAATGGCTGCTAAATTGAAAATTAACCCTGTGTTTGATGTTTTCAGTGAAAAGATTATTGGTTACTCCCTTTCAGAATCAGAAGATCACACAGACCATTTTACAGCGCTAAAATCTGCAATGAATACAGCGCAATCTAGACCATACAAATTGACTTATGATAATCAATCAGGTCACAAGTCAGCAAGAATGCAAGAGTTGTACGACAGCATCATTGCTAAAGAAGGTGGTGTTCATCACCCAACTAGAGCTTATGCAAAATCAAATCCAGCTGAGCAAATCTTCAACCGCTTACAACAGCAAGTGATTTCTACATTTTGGTTCTCAGACAAACAAGGTGTACGAGTGAGAGACATGAACAATGTAATGAATGTTGATTTCTTGAAAGCTAACAAACATTTGCTTTTGTCGAAAGATGAATTAGTAAGAGCTTGGGAAATGGCAGTTAAAATGTGGAACGAAGCTAAACATCCACTTTTAGAATGCACACGCAATGAAGCTTATGCTCAGCAAGCGCCTTTAAGCGAATCAGTTGATTATATGGACCTGGTGAATATGTTCTGGGTGAATGAAACCAAATCAATTACTTATGAAGGTGATGGTTTGACAATGAAGATTGCAGGACAGCGCTATATGTTTGAGGTACTTGATGAAAATTCAGCAATTGACCTTGAGTTTAGAAAGTTCAATACAGGTAAAAAGTTCATTGTTCGCTATGATCCTGAACACTTAGACAAATATGTTCAACTGTTAGAACTTGATGCACAAGGAAACAAATCCTTTGTAGCACTTGCAGAACCAAAAAGAGCGCACCAGGAGATTCCAGTTTTAATGAAAGAAGGTGATAAGAGCAAATGGCAAAAAGACTTTGAAGTTCGCGATTTAGAATATCAAAGAGACCTTTCAGAAATTGAAGCATTACGCCAAAGAACAGGAATCACACCTGAGAAACTAATCCAAGATCAAAACCTATCCATCAAAATGGGTGGTAAGCTTCCAAAGGTACTTAGAACCGAAGTTGAAAGCGAAGAAATCAACATTTATGACTTAATGAAATAACCCTTACCATGAATACTGAACACAAAGAACAAATCGTAGAGCAGTTGGCATTGATTGCTCAAAAAACATCACAAAACAAACTAGCTGTTAAAGCTGGTGTAAGCTCAGCAACACTTTCTCACATGATGAGTAGTAAATGGGAGTTGATTAAGCCTGAATTGTGGCGCAAAGTTCAATCCACTTTAAAAATTGATTTGAATTGGAAACATGTAGCAACTCGCAACTTTCTAATCATTACACAGCTTTTAAATGCTTCTCAGAAAAATTCAGTTTCAATTGGAATTGCATTCAATGAAGGACATGGTAAATCACACGCTTTCAAGCAATACGACAGAATGAACGAAAATGTGATTTATGTTGAATGTATGAATCACTGGTCAAAGAAAAACTTTGTTCGTGAATTGCTCAGAGCTTGTGGTATAGATGCTGAAGGAACAGTTCATTATCTGATTGAAAAATTCATTGACCACATGCGAACATTAGAGTCTCCATTGGTGATCATTGATCAAGCAGATAAATTAAAAGACCCATCACTTGATTTGTTTATGGATTTCTATAACCAATTGGAAGGTAACTGTGCTTTTGTTTTGTCAGGAGTTAAATCACTTCAAAAACGCATTGAGAGAGGTGTTAGAAACGATAAACAAGGCTACAGAGAGCTTTACTCAAGAATTGGAAGAAAGTTCATTGAGCTTCAAAAAACAAGCCTTGATGATGTAGTTAAAGTTTGTAGAGGAAATGGAATTGAAGATGAAGAAATCATCATTGAGCAATACAACCTATGCGAAGGTGACTTGAGAAAAATCATGTCGAATGTAAAAGCATATAAGCAAGCGAAAAACAAGTAGTAAGATGGGAAGAGCGCTAACAGTTGATGAATTAACCAGCAAGAAATTTAAGACAATGAAATTCACAGGACCCTTTGCAGATTCATTTGGGATTGAAGTTGATACCTCAGGTTCTTGGATTATCTATGGTGAGTCCGGGCATGGCAAAACAGAGTTTTCACTACAGTTAGCTAAGTACCTGACAAACTACGGAAAAGTAGCTTATGATACAATTGAAGAAGGTGCAAGATTATCATTTCAAAAAGCAATCAAGCGCCAAGCATTCCAACCTGCAGAAAAGAGAAGATTCTCTATCATCTCAGAACCAATTGAAGAATTAAGATTGAGATTGAAGCGCCAAAAATCACCTGACATCATTTTCATTGATTCGCTCCAGTTCTCATTGCTTACCAAAGTATCTTATAACAAATTGGTAGCTGAGTTTCCTCGCAAGCTTTTCATTTGGATAAGTCACGCTGAAGGAAGAAAACCAAGAGGCTCATTTGCTGAATATGTGGAATACCATTCAGATATGAAAATTAGAGTTGAAGGTTTCAGAGCAATTCCAAAAGGAAGGTTTGAAGCATCAAAAGACTTCATCATCAATGAAGCATTATCAAGTAAATATTGGAACGAAATAATTTAACCCCTAATAAATCACCCATGAACACAACGACAACACAAACAGCTCCACACACACACATTGATGCAGTTAGAGCAACTTATTCTGAAAACACAGCAACTGTTAAAAGAATGCTTGGATTTTCAGATGAAGATTACTTTGAAATCATTTCTGTTTTAGGATTCAAGTTCCTAAAAAAGCACTTGTTGTTTGATGATTTAAAATCAAACCCTTTGTTTTGGAACTGGCTTCGCTTAAGAATTTCAAAATCAGAAAGAATGTTTTTAAGCAGATTCACAGAGCCTGAATTAAGAAGCAGACTTAGAATAGCTTATATGTGTTTAATTGAATTTGAAGTACTCAACAGTTTCAATACAAAGCAAAGTTTCAACACTTATCTTAAAATCCTTCGCAATGAAAACGTGGGATAGTCTTGATAAGCAAATCAAGAATGTAAAAGGTAAAATTGATGTTTTGACCGCCTACATTCAAACCAACACTAGAGCGCCTGATTGGTCAGCCAAAGTTTCTGAGAAAAACGCATTGTCAGTTAAGTTAGAATCACTCAGACAGCAAAGAAGAAACGATTGGAACAATCAATCTCACCCACAATACCTAAAAGTTTAATCAAATAATAAATAAGTAAAATGTCACAAACAATTAACCTTAAAAACCTTTCTGCAGATGAAAGGAAATCATTAGCTGAGCAATTAGCAGCTGAAGAAAAACAAGAGCGTTTGGCTCGTTCTAAAAAGAGAGCTTTATATGAAAAGTCTCGTGAAAAGCGTATTCAATTTGTAATCAAGGAAGTTGAGAAATTGGAGAAAGCAATGTTGAAGTTTAAAATGGAGCTTGGAGAGAAAATGCAAGAGCAACACGATGAACTTGATGAATTTGGAATGTTGAATGGAAAATCTAAAGGTGGTTTTTCAATCATTTCTAAAGATGGTAATTTCAAAGTAACTCGCTCAAGAGATACCAATCCAAAATGGGATGAAACAGCTCACAAAGGAGTTGAGTTAGTACAACAGTTTTTGTTGGAAGAAGGAGCAGATGCTGCTAAGCCAGGAATCTTCAATTTATTGATGGGATTGATTTCAAAAAATTCTGAAGGAGAATTGGAATACTCTAAAGTCATGCAATTTCTTAAAAATGAGAATGAGTTTGATCATCCAAAATGGAAAGAAGGTTTACGTTTGATTCGTGAAGGTTATTCGATCGACTTCAAAAAATTCGCTTACCAATTTGAAAAAAAGGACAATGAAGGTAAGTTCCAAAAGATTTCTATTAACTTCTCAAACTTGTAATATGAGCCTAATTTCAAAATTAAAAGCTTGGTGGACAGGTAAACCTGAAAACATTGAAGTAATTCCAAAATCAACAAAAGTAAAACTGAAAAATTGGAGACCAGTTGGAGGTTTTAGAGATTTAAAACCTAAGAAGAAAAACCACACAGTTGAGTTTGCAATCACATACGAAGGTAAAGCTATCAATGTTGCTCAAGTGAATATTCCTGGTTACAGTAATAACCATGTAGCAAATTTAGCTCAAGAGCATCTGAAGGTTAAGGTCATGTCAGTTGTAGAAGCTTCTAAGTAATGAGCCAAAAAATCTTTAAAAACATTGCAATAGTGCTTATAGTCATAGTTTCAGTTGCCTTACTAATGGCTATAAGTGTTGCAGTTATTTCACATGTATTAAAAGGCACAATTTAAATAGTATTTAAACAATCATTAAATCAGGCTCTGGTAAGCCACTCCCCAACGTACGAAATCGGCAATTGTGCCTTGGGGAGTTTTTAAATCAAATCATTAAAACTTCACTCACTATGAAAAACTCAATCCCAAAACGTCAACAGGAAAAAGCCTTTTTTGGCTTAATGCTTATCGCAGTTGTAACTTACATTGTAATGGTTATCAATACGCTTTACGGCATGGAAATAAACAATTACCATTTAGCGCTTCCTATGCTGTGTTACTTAGCTATTTTGGTTGTAATCTTCATCTGTATAAGACTCAAGCTATGGTATGACATCTTTACTATTTGGTTTAATAGAAAATCAGAAGATGAAAGGACAAAAGATTAAGTGGACTGAGGAAATGGTTCAAAAACTTATTTCTGATTTTCCTAATCGAATTACAATTGATATAGCAAAAGAAATAGGAGTTTCATTAAGGACAGCCATTCGAAAAGCAAGAGAGTTGGGAATCGAAAAGAAAGAAGGATTCTTAGATGAATTTAGAACCGAAATCACAAAGCGAGCACAAAACAATAAAGCTCCTAATCCCAACAAAGGAAATAAAGACTTTCGCATTCCTGGAGGCGAAAACTTCCAGTTCCAGCCCGGTCACAAACCAATCAACCAAAACTATGAGTTGATTCGACAAAAAAGAAATGAAACCATCAAGCGAGAAAAACTAAGACTCAAGTACGGTTTAAGACAAGAAACAAAATTAAAATTAGTCAATTACTATTAAAATTCCCTCACCATGGAAAAAACCTTTATCAAGGTAGTGCAAACCTACCAACCAAAAAACAAGCTTCAAAATGCTATTCTTAGCACACTCAAGGAAGATGATGGAACACTTCTACAGCATAAGCGCTTAGAGACTTTTATCAATGAACAAAAAAAGCTAGTTGCTGATTTCAATGAAAAATTTCCTAGATGTAAACCTGAACGATTACACACATATAATTATGAAGATGATACTCGAATTTACATCGATGGCTTAATTATCATTAGTGCTTACACAGTAAAAATTGAGTCATGAGATATAGTACAAACATAGCATTGAAACTTGAAGCTAAAGATTATGAGTTTCGTTCATCAATTGAAACCCCTGAAGTATTTGTTGAAGATTACAAAAAGGATGATATTCAAATCACAATTGATCACAAGGAGAAAAAAGTAACAATTGAATTGATGCCTGACAATCCATTCAGTGACACAATTGAGGTCAAAGGAGTAAGAACCTTAAATGAGCTTGAATTATTGCACAGGTTTATTTATGGAGCACAAAAGCAAATCATTAATAACGAGGAAGGAGACTAGCCATGGAAAACCCAAGAGAAGTAAAAGCTTTCTTTATGTATGAAAGCAGAATCAAAAGAACCAATCTAAATTTTGACCGCAAACAGTTGATGCTTGAAATGTTCAATAAAGACAGCATAAAAGCGCTAGAGCATCGAGAACTCATTAAGTTGATTGATGAAATGAAGCGAAGTATCTATGAAATCAATGTGAAAGAGATTCGCCAGCGAAGAAAAGTAATAGCGTTGTTTTGCCAAATGGAATATGTTTCAAACAAAAAGGCTGATATGGAACGCATAAATGCTTGGTGTGTGAAATATGGTCACAAACACAAAGAATTGAATGATTACTATGGAGCTGAACTTACTGCCCTGGTATCACAAGTTGAAAAGGTTTATTCCACATTTATTAATTCAGCATTTAAAGTAAAGTAAGATGAAATTGAAACTAATAAAATCAGAGCTTTTGTTTTTGATGTCATTTCTTGAGGAGTTTCAACAAAATATCGACTTTACAATCAACACTGAACAGCTTGAATTGATAAGAGCAGCTGCGAGGGATTTCATTATAAAGAATGTGCCTCGCCTTCTTTCACAAAAAGACAGTTATAAAATCAAGCTTACAGCAACTGATTTAGTTATGCTAGATTTCTGCATCAAGTATTTGGATGAAAACAACTCAGCTGAAGTAATTGATTTCAAATCAAGAATGGTGATAATTCTGAATCAAGAAATGATTGCTGTAAGAACTAATTTAAATAATCCTTTAAACTTCTTTGCATGAAATACCTGATTGAATTTACCAACCATAAAGCTTCCATCCTTATTGAATTAAATGAGGAAGGCTTAGCAAAGTCACTTGTTTTGGAACATGGAACTTTGCCTATCGAATCAAGAAAGTTTTTGTGGCAAAAGTTCCCATATAACTTGCACAGGATAGAACAATACAAAACACTTGCAAATGTAAAGGTTACTGAGGTGTTACCTGATTTAAGCTTTGATTCCTTTTGGAAAACTTACAACTACAAAGTAGGTAAGAAAATGCGAGCAGAAAAGCTGTGGAACGCATTGGATGAACTGAATAGAGCATCAGCACTCAAACATATTTACAAGTATGAAAAATGGCTATTAGAGCATCCAAACACTGACAAGCAATACCCGGAAACATTCTTATACAATCAACCTTGGAACTATTGATATGAAGCCAAACAAATACAACGACAGAACCCAGCGACTTTTGAAGCGCAATGAAGAAATAAGAGCAGAATTTGAAAAGCTAAGTGAAAAGAAAATTCATGGTCAAAAGTTGTACACTCAGCAGGCAAAGTTCGCGATCCTGGCAAATCAATTCTACCTATCCAAAGCAACCATTGAAGACATTGTGTTTTTCAATGATAAGAACTCAAAGAAATCTAAACAATCAAATAACCAATAATCATGAATATAGTTTTCACAAATGATTGTGCAGCTGATGGCTGTTACAAAAAAAACAAAGGAAAAGGTTCTCAGCTTTGCAAAAACCATCAATTAATGTATGATATTGGAGTATCATTTAAGGGATTTTATGGTAAAACTGTTTTAAAAAAAGAGTTTCAAAAACCTAAGGAACAAACAATTGAAACCAATGAAGACTGAAAGCCAAACTATCACTTGTGACTTTTGCAAAAAGCAAACAGGAACACACCCAAGCAATAGTAATCTATTCAATGGCTTTAGATGTAGTGACACAGGAATGTTCATTGCATCTGACTGCAGAAAGAAATACTACCAGGAGAAAAACAGAGGTTTGTACGGTACGCAGCACATGCATAAAATAAGTGAAATACCTGTTCCGGTTCCAGTGCAGCTTCAACCAAATTTAGGTAAACAATTATCTATTAAATTTTAGAAAATGGACAAAATCAACATTAAAAAAGATCAGTTTCAATTTCTCATAATTGAGCCAATTGATAAAGAAACCGAAATAGAGTTTAGAACGCTTCACGACACTATTTGGATCACCAAAGAAGAAGCTAAAAAAGTAATCGAATTTTTACAAAAACAAATAACAAAATGAGAAAATCAATTTTAAGTATTATGCTATTAGGATTATTAGCATTTAACTCTTGTACAAGTGAAGAAGATTTCCAAAAAGGAAAACAACAATTGGAACAGCAAGGCTACACTGAAGTTGTGAACACAGGTTATCAGGCTTTTTGCTGTTCTGATAAAGACGAATTTTCAACTGGATTCAAGTGTAAAGATAAAAAAGGAAATACTGTAAGAGGTTGTTTCTGCAGTGCTTGGTTGAAAGGTGTAACTATAAGATTTGAGTAACTATGAAAGCATTAAATGATATCCTAGATTCAGAAGAAAAGATAACCACCTTAGTTAAAGTCTTTTCTGCATACGAAAAGAAATGCAACCAATACATAAATAGACCAATGCAAGGTTATGGTTCTGCATCTGAAGAAATGAAAAAACAAGCTTGGCAAGATAGCAAAGATGCTGCTAATCTTCTCCTAAGCGAAATACTCGAAGAATTAAATTAAAACAAATCATTTTCAACGGAATTTGATTTTTAAAAAAAAGTTGTATGTTTGTCGTGCAATCATACTTCAGATGAAAATCTGAATTTAATTTTTACGATAAGTCGTTGCCTTTATGGGTAACTCGTCCGAAAGGCTTGTATCTATCTCTCTGAGGTATGATTGCAACCCTAAGGAGGCAACGGCGCATACAACTTTTTTAAAATGCAAATAGAAAAAGAAAGTATCCTAATGACTCCGGAAAGGATTATTAGAGAAATTGTCCAATGGGATGACCCGGACAAGATGAGGGAAAACCTCAAAGAAATGTTTATCGCTTTTTATTACCTGCATGATTGTCCAGGAGAAGAATGGAAAAGCGAAATAGCAGGCACTTATCAAACCTTAGATAAGGCACTCAAACAAATGTCTCCCTTTAAATTAATCGAAAAAAATTAGATCATGACAACACAAAATTTAAAATCGTCAAATTTGAGTAAAATCTCAATTATCGCAGTTGAGCGCGATGAAAACAATAATCTATTTGTTGATGCAAGAAAATTACATCAAAAGTTAAATGTTAAAACAAGATTTAATGACTGGATTGAAAGAAGAATTGAAGAATTTGATTTTCAGGAAGGTTTGGAGTTTTACTCAAATTTGAGTAAAACCTCAAAAGGTTCTAAAGGAGGTCGTCCTACTATTGAGTATCAATTAACTATCTCAATGGCGCAAGAGTTATGTATTTTAGATAATTCAGAAATTGGAAAATCAATTCGATTATACTTACTTCAACTATTGAATGAAAAGAATAATCCTTTGAGTGTTTTGGAAGGTGTTCCTTTTCTAACTGTAAATGGTCGAAAATTGTATTGTTATAGAGAAATTCAACGCCTGTTAGGTTTCTCAACCAAAAGTAGTATTAACAATGTTCGTAGAAGGTTTGCATCTCAACTTTACATTTTTGAGCGAATAGCATACATTACAGAAGAATACGTACGTTTAATGTTCAGTCGCGCAGCTGTTAGAATTGAATCAAAACTTTGTATTGCTGCACCTGAGGTCATAACAAATCAATTATCAATATTTTAATCTAAATTAGTAACCCCAAAACCCAAATAAAAAATGAAAACAATTTTCAAACCTTTAATTTTAATCTTGCTAATGGTAGCAATGACATCATGCTCTAACTCAGTAAATGAAACTGATGCTTACTTTGAATCAATTCCAATGATTAAAGAGCAAACAAACGGTGTTTTATTTCATCCTAATTTTGATGAACATGATTGGTCGTATAATATTCAAGATGAAAACAATTACTTGATTGAAGCTAAAGTTTCAGGAACTGATGAACTTGGAACTCCAGTTAGCATGTACTACACTATCAAAATGAGTTATGACCCGGAAACGGAGAAATGGACTGGTTCAGATGTGAAATACTCAAATTAAACTAAATCAATTAAAATGAAAAAGGCTTACATCACTGTAAGCCTTTTTTGTTATCTATTAACTTTAAATCCAAGTTCAATAGTTTGTTCAGGAATTTGCCTGCTGAAATCATAAACAGTTCCTGCAAAGTCAATTTTAATGATTTTCAGGTTCTTTGCTCGCTTTGGTGAACTGGAACCAATTCTTTGAAAATTGCTTGAGATAACAGTTTCTGCTTCATCTTGTAAGTATTTGTTTTGAAAACCTTCAAACACAGCTTGCGAAAAGTCATAAACCTTAGCCTTTGTTTTCAAGAGTGATAGATTCACACAATGCAATCTTATTTTAGTTGCTCCAGCTTGAACTTCGTCTCCCATATCTTTCCAAACGATATCATCCAATATCTCCACAAATACAGCTGGATATTTAATAGGATCATCTTTATCGCTGTTCTCATACTGCTCATTGTAAACAGCAATGTGTTTTAAACCTTCAACTGCTTCTAACTTAGCAATTACAGCCTTTTCAATTTCATCGTAAATTTTCATCTTAAAATTTGTTTAATATCATCAGCAATCATTTGTTCCAACTTCGCTTTTAAAACAGCTGATTTTCCCATAAACTGCCTTTGTTTCATTTTGCGAGTAGTTTTACCAAACACCTTCATATCACCTCCCTCATTCATCAGCTTTGCATAAGGAACAGTTGCTTTAATGCGTATGATGTTCCCGATGCGCTCCCATTGAATAGAGTTCTTTAATTCCTGAGTAGTTCCAGTTAAGATTGCTCTCTGAGTTGCTGCAGGTGAATAATTGGAACTGGAGTTTTCTTTTCTTCGCTTCACTTCTGGTTTATTTGCGTTTGCCTTGTATTGAAAGCCATACCAACCGCTGCTAGATTTCCTACGTTCTACTTCATCCCATTTGTCCAGCGACTTATCTGTAAACCCTTCATTTTGGAATGATTCTTTAAAATGATTCACAGCTTCAGTTCCAATGATCACCGGAACATCATTGTGTAAGTAATCAATCAACTTTTCAATCTTACGTGAAGTTTGTGGAAATCGCTTTGCCATTTAATCAGTATTTGAACGCTGTTTAATCAATGTTTTGTATTGCTTTTCAATCTCCTTTTTAGTTGCTGCAGAAACATTCATATAAGGATGTGTTTTCGTGAATACTTTCTGTTCCTTTCCTGCATTTCCTGAAATTCCTGCAATTGGTTCTGGAGCTTCTACATCTTTTGTGGTTGGTTCATCCCTGGACTGTTTAACCCAACATTTACAACCCCAACCATTAGGAGGCAAAGCGCTGTTCCAAAAGTTGTCAGTAATTGGCAAAATAACACCATAGTATTTTTTGTGTGCCTCACGAGGTTCAGGAGAAAGCGATGGCATATATTCCAAGTTTGGATAAACTTTTGAATCCCTTTCAAATGATTTCCATTGCACCGCTGCACGAGCTTGTTTTATTGCGATGTTGTATTCACTTTCAAGCCATGTTTGGTTATAAGTGGCATCAACTGTTCTAGCTTCCTTTAAGAACTCAGCAAAGGTTCTTTTTTTGCCATCAGCATCCACAAGAGCAGCTAGCAGTTCATTAGATTGTCTAAACGATTTGAATGCAGTAAATACCGCCAAATTTGACTTTAATTCATCAATCAACTTGCTGTCCTGGTCTTCATAAGTCACTTCAGAAAATACCTTATCAAATTGATCCAATGTTTTGTTGAATAATTCTGCAGGTATTTCATTTTCCTTGATTTCACCTTTGAAGTACTTTTTCACGAAAGCAGTTAAATCTTTCAATTTAAACAATTTCAAAGCATTAAAATCTGTTCCAGTGATTGATTTATAATGATCAGTTAGCCACGCCCGACTTAATGCCGGGCTTAGTGAAAAAAATCTTCAGAAGCAGCTGCAGTGATATTGTTTCCAGTTGGAACTACTTTCTTTTTAACTGGAACTCCAAAAGTGTCAGTGATGTACTTTTCTTCAATGTCAAATTCAGTAATCAATGTTTTGACAATCTCCAGCAACATCTTTAAATCCTTGCTTCGCTCAAACTTAAAAGTTAAATCTTTGAATGGATATCCATAAGCAATCAATTTTGGTAAAACAAACTGATTCATATAACCTTCAAACCATTTCATATCGCTATCTGTAACGATTGCTTGAATGTTTTGACCAACTTCTTCCTTTGCTAAAGAACCACCTTGAGAAGCTTCACCAATAGATGCTCCATTGATAATCTTCGCTATTTTGGCAGCACAAGTAGCAATTAATTTTTCAAAGACACTTGAACCATCTGTTTTAGCAGTTTCCAGGAATGTGAACTCTTCATCCTTATCAATGATAGCATAAGAAGCGGTTGCCATGTCTATTAACATACGTTCCAAGCGATTCAATGAAGATTTATCTCTCGAATTGGTTTTTACAACTCTAACTGGCATAACAAACTTTTCACTGTATTCACTCCAAGCGCTTAAAGCAAATCGACTGAATAAAATGTATGGAACCACCTTTGCCAACAATCCTAAATCATCAGAGTCTCCAAATTCAAAAAGCCATTGTGAATACTCAGGACTTAATTTGTAATTGATACCATCAGCATCACCAACCTTTTTAATAATTAAGTTGCGCTCAGGAATCACATGGCGGCGGTTGATTAGCTTCACATCATTGATAGAACCATCTGAAAGCAAATCACCAACCATCACCAAAGAGTGACCATAAATGATTGAATCAAGCGCATGTTTCATTAAGTCAGTGAACCATTTGTTTTCAAGCAATTTTGTAGCATCTTCTACAGGCTCATTATTGGCATTAACCAAGTTAAACTGTGCTCCAGTAACTCGTAGCTTTCTACGAGTTTCCCATTCTGCAGTAAAGTCAGCATCAATGATAACATTCTTATACACTTTGTATAATTGCTCACGTCTTGGATTCAATGGATTTTCAGCTGCATTCAAAGCCTTAGTCCAATCATCAATGATTTGTCTCCCTCTTGTTTGCTGTGCTGCAATGAAAATTTGTTCTGTTACCTTGTTAGGACGTTCTTTAACAGTTTTTTCGCCTTTGTTTTTATAACCAATAGCCATAATTAATAATATTTGTTTTCGGTTGTTGATGAATTACCACTTCTAAGCGGCCCGAGTGGTTCTACTTCTTTAATTGGAAGATCAGGTGCTACAAAACCACTAGCCACTTTCTCAAGCCAGGTGATAGACAAATCATATCGCTTTTGTCTTAAAGTTGGAATATTGTCAGGCATCACACGAGAATGAATGTGATACAATACCATATCCACCAATCTTTGAATAACTGTTTTGATTGATTTGTTTTCCAGTTCCCGGTCAAAGCATTTTGTGGCATCATAGCGAATGGATAAGTAACCAATCATTTCACCAATTGCATCCAATTCAGCATTGTCAAGAATCGTTTCATCATCTTCAATGATTTCATCCAAATTATCTTGAGATATGAGACTTTTAATGTCTTCAAGTGTAAGTATATCCATGTTTAATATTTACGTGATTCAGCTTTTCCAGTCTTATGAGTGGATTTAATGTGGTTTTGGAAGGAGTCCAAATAATCAAAAGCATACACATCAGCATCAGGTGCATCATCTTTTGTTTTATAACCAGGTTCAATTCCTTTAATTTGTGATGTGCCAACAGTTGTATCATTATGGTTTTTTAATTTTTCATTAAAGAAAACCCTTCCATTTTGATATTGAGGTAACATTGTAATTATATGATCATACTTGCTTCCTGTCCTACGGTCAATTTTAATTAAATTGAGTTTTATCTTTTCTTCAGTTTCAATTTCTTCAATTGAACGATAAACTTCATCATTCCAAAACTGAGACTCAAAACCAATTTGACAGTTAATGTTTTCTTTCAGATTCTTTTGAAAATAAGCCATCCACCTTAAAGCCTCTTTCATTTTACATTGCTTAACAAAACAATCAATTAAGTACTTTTTGCCATCTTTTAAACCCCAAATACGAATTGCATTGTAATCTGAAGTTGGTGTTCCTGCATAGGCAACATCCCAACGTCCACAAATTGCATCCATACTTTTAAGCGCTGGAAGTTTTGTCCATTGAAAATAGGAGTCAAGAAATAATTTACCTTCAATATGTGGTTGATTGTTATACTCAGCAAGTACACGAAGCACTCCTAGTTCCTGCTCCAATGTTTTAAAGAACCATCTGTCATACTTGTTACTCCAAGTTGGCATATAGTCAACAGGATTGTAAGCATTCACCTGGTCAACATCCCATCCTTTCAATTCTTCAATTATCATTGAGAATATCATTCGAGGAGTCCAATGGTTCTGACAAATCAAAACTCTTGCTCCTTTAGCATCTGCAGTTGGAATTACACCTCTTAAAAACCATTCAGTTAATTCATTTTGGCGCATTGGGTTCTTAGCAGTCTCACGAGTTTCCCAATCATCAGCAACAATCATATCAGGTCGATGTGGACCGACACGAATACCACGAGGGTCTTGACCACAACCAATAGCTTTTGCAATGAATCCACTATTTGTAACAAACAAACCATCCGTCCAGCTTCCAACATTATGTTGAACTCCAAAGTCATTTATAAGCAATGGATTGTGTTCAAATTCAGCTTGTAAATCTCCAAGTAGTATTTTGGCTTTATCTTCATTTTGCCCTACTACTAATAAAAAGTTTACTTCACCATTCATCCATAACCAAATAGGTAACAAAACAATTGCTACAACAGATTTAGCATGTCCACGAGCCCATTTTAACCAGCCTTTATAGGTTTTACTTCTACGAACTTTACGAGAGATTCTAATATGAAAATCAGGAGTTTCACTTTCTGCATAATGCTTGAAGTAAGTTTCAACCATATATCCAAAATCTTTCTTAGCACGAGAAATTCTAGCCAACTGATCCTTTTTGTCTTCAAATGGATTTACTTGGTTATCAGCTGCAATACGTCTGCATAATTCTGCATACCGTTTGAGAGCTTCTTTGTCCTTGGTTTTATGTGCTATTGTAGCCATTATTTGCGCTTAGATACTTCTGTGATAAACTCTTGAGATAAGTTGCCAAAAATTGACACCTGTGCAGGATGATTCTTTTGTAAGTATTGAATCATTTCCTCAAATACTTCAATGTACTTGTGAAGCGGTTGACTTGAAAAGGTTTCAATTTCTTTTCGAATAACTGACTTAACATCACTCAGTTCCTTGGTTGGTGCATTACCATATTCCTCCCTAATCTTTTTATTGATAGCGGCTAATTGTTGGTAAGCTTCATCTAGTAATTGATTCCTGGTAACATGAATTGATTCTTTGATAGTTTCCCAGTTTCCTGCATCAATCCAAGAGCGAAGTGTTTTCTCAGTAACACCGACATTGGTAGCAATTTCTTTGCGAGTTAGTGCGCTTTTAATGAATAATTCACGTGCTAAAGCTTTCTTTCCTTCATTCTTCATTCTTCAAAGTTCACTTTATAGGTGTGCTTTTCAAAATTGCAAAAGTTTAATACATAGCATTTTAGTATTCTAATACTGCCACTATGTCAGTATATTACAAACTCAATTTTGAAACTGACAAAATGACCTCCAAATTTGTAACCACAACGAACGGGAAAACCGATTTAACTTAAAATTGAGAAGCATGCTAATAGGTATTGATGGTAATGAAATCAAAATGTATGGTAGAATATGGAGCGGTGACGGTCCTTATATACTTTCTGCAATCAATCCATTATTACAATCAGGTGAAGATGTAACTATTAGATTGCATTCACCAGGTGGAAGCGTAATTGATGCAAACCTAGTTGGTAATGCCATTAAATCTTCTCCTTCAAATGTTCACATTATCGTAGATGGTATCGCTGCTTCAATGGGAGCAATATTGTTAACCAAAGCGAATAAGGTTTCAATGGCATCCAATGGACTTATCATGGTTCATGCTCCTTCAGGTTTTGAAGAAGGAAGTGCTAAGAAGTTTGAGCAAACAGCTAAAGTACTTCGCTCAATGGAGAAAGATTTCAAAGCAAACCTAAAAGCTCGCACCGGTCAAGATGATAACATCTTAAATGATTGGATGGTTGGAGACAACTGGTTTGATGCTGAGGAAGCAATAGACCTAAAGTTAGTAGATGAAATTGTTGATCCTATCATGGTTGATACAGATTTCACAGCCTTTAGAGAATTAAATATCGCAGCTTCATTATTCGATGCTCGCAAACCATCAATATTTGATCAGTACGATAACATTGAAGCAGGTAGAACCTCCTCAATTATCACAACAAAAGAAACTGTTCCTCCAACAGTTCCACCAACATCACAAACAAATAATCCAGATACAATGTCTAAACACACGATTGAGGCACGTCACTTAACCTTATTAGGTTTGGGCGAAAATGCCACACAAGCTGAAGTAGATGCTGCACTTGAAAGTCAAACTAAACAAGTTACTGACTTACAAGCACAATTAGCAGCCGAAAAGAAAAGCAAAGCAAAAGCATTAATTGCTCAAGCAGTTGCTGAAGGTAAAATCTTAGGTTCTGAATCAGAAGCTTATGAAAAAGATGCTGAGGAAAACTATGACTTGACAGCAAGAATGATTGCAAAATTAGTTGCTAAACCAAGTGCCAATGGAATCACAACTCCTGAAGCTTCAACTGAAGATAATGGTGATGCTCGCAAAGATTGGACTTTCGATGATTATCGAAAAAAAGATCCTCAAGCTTTATTGAAGTTGAAAGTGTCAAATCCAACTGCGTACGCTACGCTTTTAGCAAACAAAAAGTAACAATTTAACCCGTATAATTTAAAGAAAAGATGAAAAATTTAATTCATTTAGCAAACGCCAGAACATTCGCATTGTTAGCAATCTTGTCTGTCGTATTAATACCATTCGCTGGAATGGCAGCTCCTGTAGGAGTATTTGGTTTATCAGTGATTAAAGCATCAGCTGAAAGCTCAATGTCTTATGCTGGATTAAACAAAGAAGTGTGGTTAGCAGAAATCATGGAAGATTTCTATGCTGATGATATGTTTATTAGCGAATGTCGTGATTTATCGGCTTTTGTTACAAATGACATTATCAATTTAGCTGAAGCTGGAGTTGATCCTGCAGTATTAATCAATAACACTACTTATCCAATTGCAATTAGTGAGAGAGAAGATGGTAATATAGCTATCGAAATCGACACATTTGACACTGAAAATACAGCTGTTAAAAACATTGAAGCTGTTGAGTTGGCTTATGATAAATTATCCTCTGTTGTTTCCGGACATAAACAAGCGCTTCGTATGGCAATCATGGAGAAAGCAGCACACGCTATTGCTCCTGCATCAAATGGAACATTTACACCTAAGTTAGTTACAACAGGTGAAGACGATGGAACAGGAAGATTGAGAATGAGATTTGCTGACCTTATTAGATTAAGAAAGAAATTCAATCAAGCAGAAATTCCAGCTGAAGGTAGAATCTTAGTCTTATCATCTGAGCACGAAGAAGATTTAGAGTTAGAAAACTCAACTTTATACAACCAAATCTTAGGAAAAGGTATTGTGTATGGTTTTAAAATATACAATTTGGCTGACTCAAGACTACCTCGCTACCACAAAACAACTGGAGCAAAGATTGCTTTCGGAGCATCAGTTACTTCTGATCATAGATATGCTACAATCGCATTCCAAAAGAATGAAGTATGTAGAGCAAAAGGTACAGAGGATATGTTCTGGGGTAAAAAAGAGAACGATCCTGTTTACAGACGTGATGTAGTAGGATTCCAACAAAGAGCAATTGTTTTACCTATCCGAAACAAAGGAGTGGCAGCAATTTACTCAGGAGTACCAGCATAGACTTTAAAGACAATTCATAGGTGAGAAGAAACCGCTGCTAGGCTATTATTGAAATGAGCGAAACGATTGATTTATCAATGAACGCTAAAACAGTTCACAAGTCACACGCAGCGGTTTTTACTAAAATATCATTAAAATGTTTGAATCAATTCTAATATACGTAGTAGGCCCAATATTTACCATCATTACAACTGTAGTGGCTTGGTTCCTGGCTCGCAGAAAAAACCGTTCAGAGTATGAAGGCTTAGACCTTCAGAACATTGCATCTGTTACTACGATGTATCAAAACATTTTAGAGAACCTTGAGGCACATATCAAAACCAAAGACAAAGCGCTAGAAGAAATGCAATTGAAAATGGCAGAAATCATAGCGCAAAACACAATCATCACCGAACAAAACATTGCTATCAAAGCACAAAACTCAAGCTTACTGGAAGAAATCAAAGCAATCAAAGATGAATACCTGGAACTTGAAAAGAAATACCATTTATTAAAATCATAACTCACTAAAAGACAAGCATTATGTCAACTATTAACAATTCAATTAAAGAGGTTTTTCAGAAAAACCCAAAAGTATCAGAAGTATATGTAACATCTGATGATAACATTTTTCATGGTGAAGCAGGATTGAGATTCTGTAAAAACCATTGCAAGTCAGCTGGAGTTAAATACAACACAATAACTCGTGAGCAATCTAATGAAATTGCTGAATCAACAACTGCTCCAACAGGAACAGATACAAATACAGCAGGTTCAGAAGTAACACCAGGAACAACTACAACTCCTGCACCGGTTGCTGACTGGAAAACTTTAAAGTTTGGTGAAATTGTAGAGTTTGCAGCTGCAAAAGGTTTAGTTGTTAAAACTAAAAAAACTGATGGTACAAAAAAACTGATTGAAGAAGTTGAAGCTTTTTTAGAAGTTTATTCTGCTACTCCTGCTAATGTTCCAGCAACACCAGGAGCTAAAGGAGCAGGAAATGAATCAGCTGGAGAAGGAACTGAAGGAGAAGGTGAAGATTCACAATACACTCCAGTTACTGATCACAAATCACAAGATTAATTACCTTTTAAATACTATTTAAATGAACGATGTAAGAGTTGAGCGCACTATCGGAGGACTTGGAAGAGTCCTTGATGCAACTGATGGAATATCAGGTTTAGTGTGTACAGGTGTTGCTACAAGCGGTTGCCAATATGGAGTAGCTTATAAGTTACAAAGTGTTGATGATGCAATCGCAATGGGTATCACTGCTGAATATGATACTGAAGAATCAGTATTAGTGTATGAACACATTAAAGAGTTCTACAGAATGAAGCCAAATGAAACACTTTGGTTCATGATGGTATCAATGGTTAAAACTGTTGGAGAAGATGATGATGTTCCAACTGAGTATATTGATTTAGTTGATCCAGTATTTGCAAATTCTGCTTTGAAATTACTTACAGCAGCAAATGGTGTGATTAACCAATTAGGAGTTGTTTACAACACTTTGAATAACTCATATACTTACACATTGGCAAATGTTGTAACGAAAGCAAAAACTTTAGAAGTTGCTGCATTCAATGCACACATGCCAGTTGTAATTCTTTTGGAAGGTTATAACGTAACACCATCAACTGCTCCTGATTTAACTGCTTTAGATTCTTCAGGAGTTGCAGTAATCATTGCTCAAGACAAATCTGTAGCAGATGAAGAAATTTATGTGAGACGTAAATATTATGCTGCTGTAGGAACTGTTCTAGGAGCGCTTTCTAAAGCTGCAGTAAACATCAACATTGGATGGGTTCAAGAGTTCAATCTTTTGGGAGACACTTTGCTTTTTGCTTCATTGAGAGGTTTAGGATTGGATTCATACTCTAATTCAGTATTTGAAACCTTGCAAGATAAAGGTTTTGTTTTCTTCCGTAAACACGTTGGTTTGAGTGGAATCTATTTGAATGACACAAATACTGCTACAGCTTTAACGAATGATTACTTGTACTTGGAAAACTGTAGAACAGTCAATAAAGCTGCAAGAATCGCACGTATTGCAACAATCAATGATTTAAACGGTCCTTTGAAAATTGGAACTGATGGAAAAATTGACATTGTTACAATTAATTCTTTGCAACAAAAAGGTACTC